AGAAAAACGAATAAAAACTTTTGTTATAGAACGTGACGAACAAGTAATAAAAGACATATACGACAGAGTAGAAGAATGCAGAAAGTATTACCAAACACTAATAAGTTAATTATGGACAATCAAATATTTGAACACTACAGGGAATTAAAAAGAAAAGAACAAGAGTCTAAACAACTTCTAAGCAAACTTGGCTATGTAATAGGAGACAGAGAAGCAATAAACGAAACAGTTATGCTTATCAAAAGCAGAAAGATAGATTTCATAGAAGGTGTTGACTTAATTATTAAAGAACTAAACGAGAACGATGCAGACAACGAAAACACGGAAAACTGAAACTATAAACATAAGAGTAACAGGCAAAGAAAAGCAGCTTTTAAAAAACCAAGCAATACAAGCGAGAAAGACCTTAAGCCAATATATTAGGTATAAAGCAAAAGAAGAACATACAGAATGGACAAAACAAGACACAATAAGAACTTGGGTGCAAATAGCAAACTGTATTTTTGATACTGCTGTAATTGAAATACCGGTAAGTTTTTTAAAGTGTATGCCGTTGTATAAATGGCAATATTGCCACGAACGATTAATAAAACAAGAAGGTTATTGTGATGGTGATTTTAGTTGTTTTTTAGAAGAATTAGAACGTCATTTAATTTGTGCTTATGAATTAGTTAAGCTTGACTGTTTAGATAAAACAGAAAGAAAAAAATTAATTAATCTTTTTAAAAGAAAACTAAAAAAAGAAAAACAATTTCAAAACACATATACAGAACAACAATTTTTGAGCATTTAACAATTTAAAACAATAAAATGAGTACACGATTTGAAAATGAAGACGATTTGTCAAGAGAGGAAAAGGCAATTAAAATACTTTGCGAACGAACCGGTGCAAAATATGAAAAGCTTGGCGAAAACGATGTAGACTTTA